GCCGAATCCAATCTCAAGTTCTCGAACCCAGAAAAAGAAGCAAAGCGTAAGGCCGGTCAAGACAATAAGTGGCCCATCATTGGATGGGGCGTAAAACGTAATAATTAGGAGTCAAATTAAATGAATGATCAAACCAGACTAATCAAAAAAGGGCTTCGGACTTATGGCCGAGTCACCCTAACTTCCGATCCTCTCTCTCGTGCTAAACAAGAATTTCGCGACGAGTGCGACATCAATACAATCATGGCCAAATATCAAAAAACGGGAATCATAGAACACCGCAACAAAAATGAACCCAGATATACAGAAATGAACGGACTTGATTTCCGTGAATCACTTGAGCAAGTAATGGAAGCTCAAGACCTGTTCTTACAGCTACCTTCATCGTTGCGTAAAAGATTCCAAAATGATCCCGGACAATTCTATGAATTTGTCCAGAATCCAGATAATACGGATGAACTAATCCAGCTTGGCTTGGCCAATGCTCCAGATGATTACGTTCCACCGGAAAGGCGTTCTCAGACGCCCTCAGAACCGTCAGAATCGACGGATACCCCAAATCCAGCCCCCGATGCCGGCCCCTAAAGGGGCCGGCCACAGTTAACCTACTTGATGTTAACTGTGCGGACTGACACCTTTGTCAGTCCTAAAAACACACAAAAGGAACCAAAACTATGGCTAAGCGATTCAAACTAAACAAAAAACGATCCAGAAAATCCTTTAAATCAGGTGCAAAAAATATAAAAAGCATCAATACCAGGCCCAAACCGATGCGCGGAGGGATCAGGCTCTGATGGCCTGTTTCCATCCGCTCACAGCTTGGCGGGGTCCAGATAAGAAAATTGTATTCGACCGGAACAAAAGTTTCGGAATAAAACTCCAGTTACCCTGCGGTCAATGCCGCGGGTGTAGGCTGGAAAAATCCCGCCAATGGGCTATTAGATGCGTTCATGAAGCAAAAATGCACGCGCAAAATTGCTTTATCACATTAACCTATGCTCCGGAACATCTACCAAAAAACGAATCACTTGAACTGCGAGACTTTCAGTTATTTATGAAAAGGCTTCGCAAAAAATCAAAAAAAAAATTCGCTTTTTTCACTGCGGTGAATATGGGGATAAATTATCAAGACCTCACTATCACGCCTGTTTATTCGGGATAGACTTCGACGACAAAGAATTATTCAAAATTGCCAATGGGGTTCCCTTGTATACATCCGATATCTTATCTTCGACATGGGGCAAGGGTTACGCAACAGTCGGAGAAGTAACATTCGAATCAGCTGCATACATTGCCCGTTACGTTATGAAAAAAGTTACCGGAGACGAAAAAGAACACCACTATGCAATTTACGATCGACATACTGGCGAGCACATTGCAAACAAAAAGCCCGAATATATAACCATGAGCAGAGGCAGACGTCCGGACGGTGGTCTCGGATACAGGTTCTATCAAAAATACGGAAAGGATATATTTCCAGACGACTTTATAGTCTTAAAGGGGAAAAAATTAAGACCCCCCAACTATTACAGCAATTTATACCAACACGAGAATCCAGATGATTTCGAGATACTAAAGAGCAGACGCAAGGAAAAAATAAAAAAACACAAAAAAGATTTAACACCAGCTAGATTGGTGACAAGAGAAAAATGTTTAGAAGCAAAACTTAAAAACTTACCCAGACACAAGGATATATAAAAATGAAATTAGTAATATTCTCAGTTTATGATCTGAAAGCAAAAGCATATTTGCCTCCATTCTTCTTGCCAAAGGAAGAGATGGCAGTTCGTGTATTCACAGACTGCGTAAATGATCCAACACACCAATTCAGCAAACATCCAAATGACTATACCCTCTTTAAATTAGGCGATTTCAATGATGACACAGGCGAATTGTTCCCAGAATCAATCCCTGACATAATCGCCGAAGCGAAGGCATTAACCAAATCAGGCCAAAAGGAACCCTTAAAATGAACCGATCTGTAATGAATCATAATTTCAGCCAGGTACCCTCTGCAGAAATTTCTAGAAGTTCCTTCGACCGTTCACATGGCCATAAAACAACCTATGACGCAGGCTTCTTAGTACCTATCTTCGTAGACGAAGCACTACCGGGTGATACATTCACACTAAATATGTCTGCACTCGCAAGACTCGCCACTCCAATTTATCCAATAATGGACAATATGTTTCTTGAAACATTTTTCTTTGCAGTTCCAAATCGACTGGTTTGGGATAACTGGCAAAAATTCTGTGGAGAACAAATAGACCCGGGTGATTCAACAGACTATACAATCCCAACCTTAACTATGGCGGGAGTCGGCTTCGGAGAAGGCGGGCTCGCCGATTACTTCGGTATGCCTACTGAAGTAGATAACTTAGAAGTATCTTCACTATTCCATCGCGCCTATAACCTAATTTACAACGAGTGGTTCAGGGATGAAAATCTACAGGACTCAAGAGTAGTCGACAGAGACGACGGTCCCGATGACGAAAACGATTACACATTACAACGCAGAGGCAAGCGTCACGATTACTTCACATCAGCATTGCCGTGGCCACAAAAGGGTGATTCCATAGATCTACCCTTAGGCACTGTAGCCCCTGTAATCCCTCTAACTGGTGTCGATCCTTTATTCTCATCAGCAACAATGTCCAATAAAAAATTATTGGCAAGAACTGATAGTGATACAAAATGGTCCGGCCCTTCTACAGGCGTAGACGAACCTGTAGGTTGGGGAGCAGTAACCGGACTAGAAGCAGACCTCACATCTGCTACTGCAGCAACAATCAACCAATTAAGACAAGCCTTTCAGGTTCAAAAGCTTCTCGAAAGGGATGCAAGAGGTGGCTCACGATATACAGAAATTATTCGTGCTCACTTCGGAGTAACCAGCCCAGATGCGCGTTTACAGCGACCCGAATATCTCGGGGGTGGCTCATCGATGGTGAATATTTCACCAGTTGCTCAAACAAGTGAAACGACAGCCACAACACCACAGGCCAATCTCTCAGCTATTGGCACAGCCCAAGTAAATAGACACGGATTCAGTAAATCATTCACTGAACATTGCATCATAATGGGTCTAGTGTCTGTTAGAGCAGACCTTACTTATCAGCAAGGCTTGAACAGAATGTTCAGCCGTCAAACTAGGTATGACTTCTTCTGGCCCGCCCTCCAGCAAATTGGAGAACAAAGCATCCTAAATAAAGAAATTTATGCTCAGGGAACATCCGTAGATGAGGACGTTTTCGGTTATCAAGAGAGAAACGCAGAATATCGATACAAGCCTTCGGTTATATCCGGCAAATTTCGTTCGAACGTCACTGGAACATTAGATGCTTGGCATTTGTCTCAGGACTTCGCCACTCTGCCAACTCTTAACGAGACTTTCATTCAGGATCGGCCGCCGGTAGACCGCGTTATTGCCGTCACTGATGAACCCCATTTTATTATGGATACTTTCTTCCAGTTACGTTGTGCAAGGCCTATGCCAATGTTTGGAGTACCAGGCTTAGTGGATCACTTCTAATGGGCTGGAATCCTGTAGATACAGTAAAAAAAATCGGCGGGGCTGCTTTCGCCCCCGTTATTGGTCCAACTATATTAGGCGCCACCGATTTGGCAGGTACCTGGTACCAAAATCAACAGAATCGCAAACTGGCAAACAAACAAATGGACTTTCAGAGAGAAATGTCCAACACATCACATCAGCGCGAAGTCGCTGATCTGCGTAAAGCAGGACTAAATCCAATACTCTCAGCCCAGAAAGGCGCTACAACACCTTCTGGGGCAATGGCTCGTGTAGAGTCCTTGTCCAAGAATGGTGTGGCGACCGCCCTTATGGCAAAAAAACTACAAGAAGATATTGGCCTTGTTAGAGCACAAAAAAATAAAACAATTACGGAAGAAAATCTGATTAAAACCGGACAGCCAAAACGAGATGCCGAGGAAGCTGTCTGGAAAAGAGTGAAACAACTAATAGATGCGTTTGATACATCACTCATCGACTCCGATGCTTCAGCAAAACAAGTCATGGACAACATAAAAGACCGAGCCTCACATGTAAAAATATACAAACATGGTGAAAAGGACGCCGAATCCAATCTCAAGTTCTCGAACCCAGAAAAAGAAGCAAAGCGTAAGGCCGGTCAAGACAATAAGTGGCCCATCATTGGATGGGGCGTAAAACGT